TGTATATGGAAATAAGCGAAAAACATTCCAAACAAATAGATAATAAAACTATATCATTAAAAACCAAAGAAAATATATATGAAATAGATTCTATTTTATTAAGAGACATAACTGGAAATCATTTTTGTTGTTTGATTACTTTAAACGATAAAGAATATATGTATGATGGCGCAGAAGAACCTTCTATTGTTCGTTTAAATTGGAAAAATAACGACTTTTTGAATACGAATAAAACATTTAAAACGAATGAGACTTCATCATTATGGAATATGCGAAAAGGATACCAAGTTTTAAATTATTATCAGGTTTGATGATTACAAAAATCAATGATGTCTAAACATTTAAACTTTAATTTAGGATTTATATTTTCGTGCGTTTTTAATGAAACAATTGTAGTATATATGATTTCAAAATTAGAATGAAAATACATTTCTTCGTGCGTTTCTTTAATAATAATAAAAATACTTTGAAGTAATTCTTCTTTGTATTCCATGTTTTCTTTATGTTTCATTTCGTTTGTTAATGTATTCAATAATTCTAAACAAAGGTCGCACATATGGTCAATCGTGCCTATTTTATATTTCATCAAGTTGCTAAAAAAAAAGAGACCACATTTTAAACGGTCTATACTTTTTACATAATTACAATATTCATCATAATCTTCATTTGGACTTATATACTTTATTTCGCTCAGCATTTTAGTATGTTGAATAAAACGTTCGTGAAAAACATCATAAAAAGAATTATTTTTTTGGATGAGTTCGTGATATAACTTAGAAAATAACCTAGATAAGTTCATATTATTGCTTGCAATATCGAATATCCTTTTAGTAATAATATGTATATCTTGTTCGCTTTCTACATTATCAATAATTTCAAATATATCTTTTTTTAGCTTTTCGTAATTTTTTTCGCTTAATTTATTCAATAATTTACATATGGCGCCACAATAATCTTGTGGCTTGTTTATAATAGTGGGTTTTAATGGTTCAATATGATAAATCATAAGTATTTTCTTGATTTCTTTAATCAAATTTTGTGTTTCATCAGGAACTATAAATTCATTTACACATAAAGAATCTATCGATTCATAAGAACAATACATTATATAATATAGGATGAAATGTTTATATTCGTTCTATTTTTTTTATAAAAAAGAATAGATATAGTATGTGTTTTAAATTACCAATAGAATGTATCGAACATAAGGAAATAACAGAAACCATACAAAATGATTTGGATATGACGTATTGTTATAAAAAAATATTAGGAGACACTGAATTGTTATCTAATTGGTGTGGTTCTTATACTACGAATAAGACATTTTTAATAGATACACAGCAAATTTTAAAAAATATAAATATAGACACCTATGACCATTGTAACTGGGATACAAAATATGAAGTATTTAAATCAGAGACAAATTTTAAAGAAAAATATCAATATTTAAACATTGACATGTTAAGTTCTTTTAACGAATCCACTATGTTTATGCAGTCGTTAAGTATATATAATATTAGCGCGCCCATATTTTCACTTTTTACTCCCATATTTATTTTTATTGTTCCTTTTTTTATTTTAAGATTAAAAAGGATTAATATATCAGGCAATCAATACGCGGAATTATTGAAAGATATGATGAAAAAAACCAATGTTTATAAATTCTTTTATGAAAATACAAATATGACGTATCAACAAAAATCTACGTTGATTATGTCTATTGTATTTTATATTTTTCAAATATACCAAAATATAATTTCTTGTATACAATTTTATAAAAACATTCATATTATTTCAGACTTTATGGATAGTACAAAAGAACTATGTGATAAAACTATAACACAAATAAAACAAATGAATGTTGCGTTAAAACCATACAAATCGTATGAATATTTTTTGAAAAAAAACAATGACCAAAAAGAAGTGCTTGAATCTATATTACAAAAAATATCATTTATTTTTCCTTATAAAAACACTCTTTGTAGATTATCACAAATAGGGTATATTATGACTTTATATTATAGCTTATTTTACGATAAAAAATACAATGAAGCCTTTGTGTATTCAAGATCCTTGAATGTTTACGTAAAAGATATGAATGTATTCAAAAAAATACACGCCAAGAAAAAGTTGAATTGTTGTGTCTTTGATAAAGATAAAACCTATATGAAGTCGTCGTTTTATTTAGCAAATATACAAGATAAACCTGTAAAAAATAATATTACAATTGATAAACATATTATGATTACTGGACCAAACGCATCAGGAAAGACCACCTTAATAAAGTCTGTTTTATTGAATTTTATTTTGTCTCAACAACTTGGGATGGGTTGTTACAAAAAAGCTAATATTCATATATACGACCATTTCCATTCTTATTTGAACATTCCGGATACATCTGGTCGCGATAGTTTATTTCAAGCAGAAGCCCGGCGTTGTAAAGATATTTTAAATGTAATCGAACAAAAGAAAAATGATAGGCATTTTTGTATTTTTGATGAATTATATTCTGGAACAAATCCTAACGACGCGGTTTTATGTGCTGAAATTTATTTGAAAGGATTAACTCAATACACAAATGTTGAGTTTTTATTGACGACACATTACATAACATTATGCGAAAATATAAACAAAAAAAACTCCCTTATAAAAAATATTAAAATGAATGTAGTGGAACATAAAGATAAACTAGAATATACGTATAAAATAAAAAAAGGAATATCATATATCCATGGGGGTAAACAAGTTCTAAAAGACTTGGATTATCCGGAACAATTATTTGTTTAATTTCGTTTAAAACAATTAAAGAATAATATATATATTAATGTATATGGGTCTATTGGATATTAGTGGTTTCTTTACTGGATTAATTATAAATTTATTATTGGTTACGCTAATATGCTATTATTTTAAGAGAAAATATGAAAATATCGAAGCAGCACAAATGGAACAAGCAAAATTGTTATATGATTTGCTAAAAAATTCGAACTCATCTGAAAAAACAACTTCAACAAGTAATGTAAAGAATATTGAATTAAGCGACGAAATCGTTTCTCAAGCACAAGAAGATTTTGAAAGTGATTATAGCGAAGAAACAAGCGAAGAAGAAGATGATGAAGAAGAAGTTTGTATAGAAGATAACAAGGTGGAACCAGAACACAAAGAAGTTTTATTAGAAGATTATAATAAAATGAGTGTAAAATCATTAAGGGATTTTCTTACGAATAAAGGAGTCAAAACAAATCATAAAATGAAAAAAAACGAATTAATTGGATTATTGACCAATAAAAAATCTTTGGTGGTAGATTTAGCATTTGAAGAAGAAGAAAAAGAAGAACCAGAATTGCCAGATATTTCATTAGTAGATTAAATTAAATATTTTCTTATAATAATGAATTTTATAAACAAAGATGAAGGATTTCCTATTTTAGAAGATGGTAGACGATTTACAGATTATACACAGAGTTCTGTTAAACACGAAAAAATAAAAAATGAATATGGTATTCATAATAATCGAACATATAAAGAGTTTTTAATAAAAAACGCAGACCTTATGATGAAACGTAATTTTGATGAAAAAAAAAAGGTAAATAATACACCTAGTTATAGAGAAAAAAATATACACAATGTTCCTTATAAGTTTAAAGGTGTTATGGATACAAGTAACCCCGAAATGTATTCTTTTTCGGATATGAAAAATGTATATTTATCGCGCGAACAATTGGATTCAATGCGAAAGCGTCAATATGTAAAATGAATATAAAATGAATATTATATATAATATATGATTTACGTTAGTATAGATGTTGGTATACGAAACTGTGCTTATATATTATATGAAAGTGATACAAATACTATAATCAAATGGGATATTATTGAATTATGCGACAAATCTATATGTGCCTCCAAAGTAAATTTAATTGATATAGGGAAAAATGCCTCCAATATATTCCATAATGTATTTTCAAATTATGATATTGATGTAGTGATTATAGAAAATCAAATAGGTCAAAACGCCATACGTATGAAAACGTTACAAGGGATGATTACTATGTTTTTTATTTTACAAGGGTGCGAAGACGTAAAACATTGGAACTCTTGTCATAAATTAAAAGGGTATGATATACCAGCAAAAACAACTTATTCGCAACGAAAAAAGTGGAGTATAAATATTACGCAAAACATTGTACAAGAAGAATATAGTAATTGGGAATGTTTTTATAATAAACATAAAAAAAAAGATGATCTAGCTGATTGTTTTTTACAATTAAGAGACGTATTAAGAAAAAATAAATGATATGTGTGCGATTAAATATAAAGTAAAAACATATAAGATAATATAATGGAAGAAATTATAGATTTAGATAGTGAAAATGTAAATATCACAGACCCAACCATTTCAAAACCCGAAGTAGACTTTGGCGGTGGAATTGAATTACTTATGAATGATAAAAAAAAGAGTTCAAGTAAACCAAATGATGAACATTCTATTGAAAAAGAACTAAATGATTTAAATGATATTGAAAATATAGAAATACCAAATATTGGTAAAAAAACGGTTCATATGGAACACAATAATTCCGGATTTAAAAAAATGGATGAAATAAACATTGAGAAAGAAATAAAACATGTAGAACATAAAACAAAAGAAGAAACATTAAAAGAAAAGTTCAATTATTTGCGGAAATTGGAACAACTTGAATCGAAAGGCGTACAACTATCGAAACGTTATAGTATGGATTCATCTTTAGATGAAATGAAAGGAGAATATGAAAATATTATCACTGAAAAAGAACGAACCAATAGTGTTAAATTTCAAGGTAAAGTGTTAACAACATTGATTACTGGTATTGAATTTTTAAATAATAAAATAGACCCGTTTGATGTTAAACTAGACGGGTGGTCGGAACAAGTCAGTGAAAATTTAGAAGATTATGATGATATCTTTTCTGAATTACACGAAAAATATAAATCCAAGGCAAAAATGGCACCGGAACTTAAACTATTATTCCAATTAGCAGGCTCAGGGATGATGATACATATGACCAATACAATGTTTAAATCGGCAATGCCTGGTATGGACGACATTATGAGGCAAAATCCTGATCTAATGAACAGCTTTACGAAGGCTGCCGTAAATTCTATGGAACAAAACAGTCCCGGATTAAGTAATTTTATGAATGACTTTGGTATGAGTCACAGCGAATCCCCTGAACCATCAGGACCATCCAACGTCCGCGAAGACATGAAGGGTCCCGGACCCGATAATATCAATACTTTATTGAACAAATTAAATAAAAAAGTAGATTTAGAACAACCGAACGAAAGTGTTATTAGTGTAGAAGATATGGATAATTTAAGTAATTCTTCCGCTCCAACTATGAACCGCCGTAAACGTAAAAGCGATAAAAATACGATTCGTTTAGCAGTTTAAATTTAATTATATAATGAATGTATGGATAGTAATTATATACAGCTTCAACAAAAACTACAAGGATT